CACTCAAAGATTGTCTGAAGACCCGGCAGGCCATGGCCGGTCTGGACGCGAGTAGAACAGATGGAGCCGCCGCCGATGTTGCATCGGACGCTGTCTGCTCCCCAATCTGCGAGATCATTGACCCCTTCTAGGGTCGCAACGTTGCCGGCCATAATATGAACGGTGTCATCATATACGCTTCGGAGTGCTCGAAGGGCGCTCTTTGTCATCTGATGATGGCCGTGGGCCACGTCGATGCAGAGAAGTCGAATCCCCTCCTCGAATAGTGCAGCCGCTCGTTCCATAAAATCGCCGCCTACACCGATTGCCGCACCAATACGCGGAGCTTCAAGAGCAGATCTGTCTGCAAGGAATTTGTTTCCAAGTTCAGCCTGCTTTTCAATAGTATTATACCGGTGAAGGATCGCCAATCCGCCGCATGTTGCCATGGCAGATGCCATCGTATTCTCCGCGATAGTATCCATCGGAGAGGCAATAACTGGCAACTCAAGCGCTATTCCGCTTCCTAAATCGGCCGAGATATCAATTTCAGAACGACTTCTGATATCTGAATACTGCGGCTGCAATAACACATCATCATACGATAATGTAAGGTTCATACGCTCATGCATCGTCGTCGGCCTTCTTCTTCTTGCGAGTGGAGCGAGGCTTGCGGGCCGCCTTCTTCTCTTCTTGCTCTATTGCGCGGCGTAGAGTCGGTGACTGCTCGGGGTTCAACTTCTTGGGGGGCCCATCCGGCGGGGCTTCCACGGCGGGCGCGGGCTGCGGTTTATATCCCTGGTGTATAAGGCGATATGCATTTTCGCAAACCACAATGGCCTTCATGTGTTCAATCACCGTAGTGAGATAAGTGTTGCTGTTCAAAGATTCGATTGGGTTCTCAAAAAATAAGTCCACAATCGCCTTGTGCTCCATTATCTCGCTGCGCAGTCTCATAAGAGCAGCATCTACGAACTTTTGGCTATCCATTATTTCTGTCCTTCTATAAAGTTTCTGATATCTGTGGTGTGATACCACATCTGTTTGTGGGGTGTGGAGGGATCCTCTAATACACGGATCCGAGGCTTTAGTAGCCCCGTTTTTACAGATAGGATCGTCGGGACTCCATTAAGCTTAATGATCTCGTCCAGATTTTCAGTGTCTGCAATATTGAAAGCGAAGAAATGGACACCACCTCCGTCGTCGTATTCATCGGAAATATCCACGTAGGAGCCGTGCAGGGCGGAGCAGTAGTCACATGTATTTGAGTAAAACTTCACCACGCACAGTGCATCATCCTCGATGCGCTCCTTAAGGAGCTTTCGCAGGGCGCGTTCGGATATTCTGTCAACCGCCACTTGACTTCTCCTCCTTCTTCTTTGCCGGCGGCGGCGGGTTATCAACCAGGGACTGGAGCTTCTGACGCTCCTTGACAGCCCCCAGGCCTTCCCCAAGCCGCTGGTCGAGCAGAACTAGCTGCTCGCGGGGTGAGCGCGTAGCACGCTCTTCCTGCCGACGCTCAGCGTCCGCTCGGAGTTCGTCGCGATGGACGCGACCACGGTTAATCCTTCTCATCTAAAACCTCCTGTGTTTTTTTAATGCAATCAGGACAAAATAAAGTTACTGATTTCTTCTCTTCCCGGACCACTACTTTCCATGAGAATACCATATCTCGATTCTTCTTGTCAAATTCTTTTTGGCAAGCAGAGCAGCTATCTGGAAGATGTCCAAATAATGTAATCTTGTCTGCCATGGCTTGCTCTTGGTCTCCATGGCGGCGTCTTGATTCTGCTGCTCGGCGTTGCTTACGGTTCATCGGTTCATTGCGCCGAAGATTTGCGGACCTGCATAGCTGCCATCGAATACAATAACGGCCGATGGGAACGGCGCGGAGTTGGCGGAGTCACCGAACTTTAGTCGACCCTTGACGAAGTGAACTTCTGCGGCCTTCATCACGTAATCGTGCCAATAGCGCGTGTCTGTGCGTGCCGGGATTAGCATAACAACCCTGGTGTTGCTCGCGCGGGCAGTATTGTAGCTCTTCTCAATCCACTTATCAATACCTCGTCCATAGGGAGGATTAACGAACACTGTGTGACCTGACCAGTCCTGTGCTAATCCGTCGTCCTCTTCTGTGTAAAAGGTATCGCACTTGGCACTCGACTCATCAGCACAAGGATCCAAGGTGAATGGGCCAAATCGCCAATCTAACTTCTCAAAAAACTCTTGCGGTGTTGACCAAGTGCCAGTCTTAGAACTGAACATTAGTTTCTGTACGGTGCTATTCATCGGTACTCCCCAGGGCTCCATCGCCCCTGTTGCTAATAGTCATTGGGTAATCATATAAACTACCCTGTGTACGCTCAGTAGCCCTAAAATGAACAACTGGCGTTAGCACTACCTGAGCGATCTTTGAGCCCGGCATGATGAACTGTGGCTCTCGACCAACATTGTGGAGGTTGATGAACACCTCTCCATCGTATCCAGAATCAACAACGCAGGCGCCCACCAGAAGGCTTCTCTTGGCAGCATTGCCGGAACGGTTCTTTACCTCCAGCATGTACCCATGAGGGACGCCGAACTTCAGACCGGTTCCAAGGATGACAGATTCACCCGGAGCCACATATTGTCCTGGCTTCACCTCAGCCGATGGGCTGTAGAAAACATCTAGGCCCGCATCGGAGGGGTTTGCTCGCTCTGGTGTACGCGCACTCGCATGCACCTTCTTATACTCTAAGATCATGAAGACTCCTGCTGTCCGGTCAATAGGTTATAGTTGTCAATAACCTCCTCAAGGTTGAACTTACCCTTGTAAAGTCGATAAGCCTTTACGGCTGAACGAATCTCATCTGTGTTTAGCCAGCCGTTCTCCTTAAACTCGACTCGCAGTTCGCGCTTCTGCTCCTTGTAAGGCTCCATGGCCTCTTCGATTGCAACCAAAGAGCGAATGTACTCCTTGACGTAACGCTGCCTTTCTTCTTCTGACTTAGCCACAATATCTCCTGTGGTTGTGTTAATTGTTCTTTATTATAGCAAGGGCTCGGACGATTGTCAAGTCTTTATTCGACAGTCAGTCCAAATAACTGCTTAAGAAACCCTTTGATTAGCTCATCGCGGGCTGTGTCGTTTTCAGCCTCTGCGAAGAGATAGTTGTATGTTGTTCGCTGCTTTCCGATAATCTTTGACATTCGTTTGTTCTCTTTCTTCATCCATCTTATTTGTTCATTATAGTTCTTTGGCAACTCAATGTCAAGCTCTTCTGCCAATTCTATCAATTTAAAATACTTCTGGAAGTCTAGGGCTTCTTTAGCTTCTTTAAACTTGGACTCATAGTCTTGGCGAGTTTCTTCATCTTGCGCTTTGTCGGGGTGAATCTTTGTAGCGATCATCTTAAACAATTTAGCAAATGAATCATGTATATCTATGTCTTCTATTTCTGGCGGATCTTCTGAGGACGGTTCAGAGAGGGAACCAACCATCAGTTCGCCGGCGCCAGGGGGCGGGCGGGCGGCAGGATCCTCGCCTTCCTCAGTCGGCGTATCTTTCTTAATGCCGTATGCCTCATCAATGCGCTCTCGGTGTTTGTCGTTAAGAGCGCGAATGTCAATGCTGCGTTCAGCACAAAACCTCTCGTAATATTCTTGGAATGCTGTGTTGGTTTTTGTCGTGATCTCTTTTAACAGCCCCGACTCCTCATGTAGGAAGCGAAGCTCATTAACCACTCTCTTCCAGCGAAGCCGGGTTGTGATAGACATACACTAAATAGTTCTACTTAAAGTCGAACTTGACGCTAGCACTAATTTTCATTTCAGGCACATGAGTATGGTTGGCGAGGTTGTGCTTTCTGCACTCATCGACTTCTAGAAACCAATCGGCGTGACCTTTATCGTGAACAATATCTAAGAAATGATCCTTATGGTGGCCACAGTTTTCAGCCATCATAGTATAGATCTTTTTATTCAAACGAGAAGTCTCTTCAGCAGATGCCTGGATCTCTTCTACTTTGCCCCAACTCATAGAACTAACATCATGAATCATAACAGTGGCGTCAGGGTCCATATAGCGATGACCTTCCGCGCCAAAGCTAAACAAAATGGCCCCACAGGACATCGCTTTTCCTTGGACAATGGTGGCGACCGGAATTTTAGAATGCCTAATATCAGATATCATAGACATTAAACTATACACCTGCCCACCATAACTATCGATAACCACTGGAACGATGGGTTGCCCTGAATTCTGGGCCTTGTTTATCGAGTTGGAGAACTCTTTTGCGGCTACTTCATCAAATTTCCTCACGCGGATTACGATTGGTAAATCATCTACAAGTTCTTTCTCTTTTAATAGCGGACTAAAGTATTTAATGACATTCATGATTCTGATCTCCTGTAAGTTACATAGTGCTGTGGTTAGCCTAACAGTCTAAATGTTTTACCAATCGCATATGTGGAAAACCCCCAATTTTCGTCATACCGAAGGCGTGCCATATAAGGTCGGTTAATAAAGATCTTGTCTTTGTGGGGCTTAATCCCCCAACATCGGATACGAGTGAGTTCGTTATTGGAGTCGATTGTCTCCACAATCCAATATAGCTTTCCATTCTTTGTCTTGCGCTCAATAATCTTTCGAGGAATAAACCAGCATAGCTCAAGTGCCTGATCGAACTCCGAAATAGGAGGCACAAACTTTTCCTTGAGCCGACCGACCGTTTCCGGGCTAATAACTAGATTAATGGGGAATACCCCAGTCAGATCGGCCTTAAACTGAATGATGTCAGAGGGGCTAAAGTCGCCTTCTGGTCGATATGTCTCGATATTCTCCGCAAGCCGCTTGGGGTTCTTTGGACGATCAACAACGCATGCTGACCAGAAGTGTTTCATTCCACTGAACCGCTCGTCCTTCAAGACATCCAAGGCCCCTCCTCGACACAAGGCGTCGAGACACTTCTTATTTAGCTTGCTGTAAATGATTTCTTCGTGAAATAGAAGTTCTTCAGCAGTATTAAAGGGTCGATTATTGAGAACTTGTTCGATAGCAGAGTCTCCAAAGCCCTTGATGGAAGTCAGCGGCTGGATTAACGTACTATCATCATCGCTGATCTCCCATACTGTACCGGACTTGTTAATGTCCAGAGGGGCGATCTTAAACCCAAATCGCCTAGCAATGTTGATCGCCTTTTCCTTTCGGCTCTCGGGCTCCTTATCGAGAAAAGCAGCCATCCATTCCGCTGGATACTTGTGCCAAAGCCAAGCACACTGATAGGAGATAAGAGAATAGCTGACAGCGTGTGACTTGTTAAAGCCGTATCCAGAGAAGTATTCGAACTTGTCCCATAGATTCTGTGCAGCATCTCTACTGATGCCCTTATCAAGACACCCTGCAATAAACTTATCGTGCAGCCTGCCCTTTACACTATTCTTGCCAGTCCCCTTCTTCGTCAAGACCTTTCGGAGCATGTTGCCCTCGTCAAGAGTAAGTCCACCAAGCTTGTGGCCGAGAAGAGCAATCTGCTCCTGGAAGATCAGGAATCCGAAAGTCTCGCCCGTGACCTCTTGCACTTCATCCGATAGGTACTGAATGTAGTGCGGGCTCTCCTTCGCCTCGACATACTCTTCGTGGACATCCGCAGATAGCGGGCCGGGACGATAGATAGAAGTGATGGCGGAAATATCAATGATGTTTCGCGGCTTCACTCGGGTGCAGAACTTTTGCGCACCTTCCTCTGTAAACTGGAAGACCCCTGCCCACTTTCCAGTATGGAAGACGTCCTCATACACAGCCTGTTCTTCTAGATCAATAACATCAGGGTGCAGGTTTTCCTCATAATACTCGCGGATCTGCGTAAATGTAGGCGCTTCGATCCCATGGTGGCGGCGCAGAATGTGTTCAATCGCACCCTCCATCATCTTAAGAGTTGACAAACCAAGCAAATCAAACTTGATGAACCCCATCGGCTCAAGATGTCGGACGTTCTGCCCTTCTGCCCATGGAGCTTGTCGAACTCCGCCTGAGTTAATCAAGGGCATGTTTTCATCGAGGTTCTCTGCAATCACAACACCGCCGGCATGACGAGAGCACGAGCGCACCTGCCCTACAAGGCCCTCGACGTGAGCCTTAACCACGGGATACTTGTTCAGGTATGCCTGGAGCGATGAGGAAAATTCCATTACCTCCTCCCATGTGGGAACATAGACGCCGGCCTTGATACCGTGCTTCTTCTTTGCAGACGGCGTGGCTTCGCGGATCATCACGGAAGTAACCGTGTTCGCCTCTGTGAAAGGGATCTCATAGAACTTGGAGATATCCTTAATAAGACTACGTAGCTGTAGTGTGTTCCAGTTAGAAATCGGCGCAACACAATCCTCTCCCCACATCTCAACAAGCTTCTCTTTTAGAAGCATGCTGTCGGAGATATCATAGTCGATGTCTGGGTAATCGGTAGCATCGGAGCGCAAGAAGCGGGAGAACAGCAGTCCGTACTTGATCGGATCCACCTGCGTAATTCCCAGCGCATATGCCACCAGAGAGCCGGCGGCTGAGCCGCGGCCTGGGCCGGTCAGCATCATCTCGTGCGCAGTGTCGGCAATCGCCTTCATTGTGAGGAAGTACTTTGAGAAGCCACGATCATCGATAACATTCAATTCGTGCTTAAGGCGGTCCAGATACTCCTGGTTCTCGTTTAGCCCCTTGGAGCGTAGACCCTCCAGGGCATAGTTTACGAGCGCTTGTGTGGCTGTATGGCCGGCAGGAACGACAAAGTCTGGCAGGCGGACAGTGTTGTCCGGCAGAAAGTCCTCAATTTGATCGAAAGCGATTCTGTGGGTCTCCTCGATGGACTCTCGCACGATCTCATCGTCATATTCTACATTCGCGGCGGCGGCGTACTTCTTATAGCTCTCCCACATCTGATCGCCATTCTTGGGATATAGCTCATAGCCAACTTCGTCAACGTTGATCGGTAGCTCTGAGGACATATATGGAGGGAGACCTCCCTTGCCGAGCCAGCCAAGGCGCATATATAGCTCTCGGTCCTTCCACGCCTCTGGGGACGGATAGTGAGAATCAGCCGTCGTAATCAACTTCAGCCCGAATTCCTTGGCGATCTGGATGATATACTGATTCAAGGCGTGCTGCTCTGGAACATTGTTCCATTGTAGTTCAGCATACCAGCGATCTCCGAAGATATCAACCATTTGGCGGGTGGTCTCCCGCATAGCGTTAAGGACCGCTTCATCGCCGGCCTCACAATTCTCCCAATAGTTCCCAGCATATACGCCACCAAGGCACGCGCTGGAGGCGATGACTCCTTCGTTATACTTCTTCAGGAGTGCGTAGTCAATACGAGGATAGCGATAGAAGTTCTCGGGCTGGTAAGACTCAGACACCAGCTTAAACAAGTTGTTTAGCCCTTTCTGATTCTGCGCCAGAAGAACGAGGTGTCGGCGGCGCCGAAGAATATCCTGTGTCTTCTTGGAAGAGCCCTCGTCTTCCACTGTGGCGCCGGACTGGCCTTCCTTCTTAATAGAGCGGGCCCGCTTCTTGTCTTCCATGGCCGCGGCATATTCACTGCGCCACTCGTCCAGCGATGGCAAGAAATAAGCTTCGCAGCCAAAGATCGGCTTGAACTCCTTTCCTTCAGCCCTCATCTTCTTGGCATGAAGCACTTGTCCTGCCAAAGCATTCATGTTCCCGTGATCGGTGACTGCTAGAGCCTCCCCACCGTTCTGGTAACAAAATGACATATGGTCTTTTGGGTAGCCAATGGCATCAAAAATGCTACCCGCGACGGTGTGTGCGTGGAGTCCGACAAATTTAAGCTGCGACGTGGTTCTCGCCATTAAAACCCTCCAAGGTTTTTGATTGTTTATGTACTATAGCACAGGTGCTAGCAAATGGCAAGTACTAAATATCAGTTTCTTTTAAAGGCTCAAGATTGTAGAATCGTGGTTTATAAATTTCACGATAGGGAGGCACCGCTACGTGGTCTGATGCCATATAGGCGCGGTACTGCTCCCATTCTCGAATATCATAAAACCAGTCTAGCTCATGTGTCTGTATCTTCTGATTCAGATTCCACTTCGCGAATACTGTTGATAGATCGAAGTATCTCGCTGACCACCTCTCGCTGAGAGGGCGCTTCACGCTCGGTAATTGGCCGGGTGAAGGGGGTAAATATTCCCTTGTTGTTATCTTGTTTACGTTCCGACGACATTGTAAGTAATCTTCTCCTTTCATGGTAAAACTGATCGGGAGATTGTCCATCACAGTCTGATTTTTATAGGTCAATGAAAAGTTGTTATTAGCATCCTGTATCTGGGGTCTGAGTTCTCGTAGGATACGATAATCATAAACCGACATCGGGAAGGCAATAAAATACTTTTCTGGAATTATCCATCGAGAGATTTTGTAAGACACAAACCAAGATGAATAAATCCCGTGCAACACAGACCAGCCATACGAATTTCGTCTGTCTAGGTCCTTGGGATGCACCGGAGTGTAATAAATAGGTACTTCTTTGCGTACATTCGAATAAAACTTAGTAAAATCTCGTTTATAATATACGGGATCATGCACCCATTCTCCGACTGCCTTTTTGACAAGAGGGGCCACATCGTTATTTGCGACGATCCATATTGTCTTGCAACCGGCCATAGCGCAAGACATAACAGCGTTTTGAATAGCTGTATAGTCGGGCGCTAACAGCGTCAATACGTCAGGCGTAATTGAGCTATAATCAGTTTCTAACTGAGCAACTGGAACAATTCCTGCTAAATGCATTAAAGATATCCTATAGTGCGTTGGTGATTCGCCTTATTTTCCGATAGGCTTTCGATAAGCGTTCCTTCGCTCTCTGTCGCAATCCTAATCTTGGGTGACGAGCTTCGATACGTTCGATGCGCCGGCTCCAGTCGTCGGGAGATATATGATGTTCTAAATTTATAATATTTTGGGTTTCCATTTTTTCCGTATCCATTAAAAAGCCCCTTCATCCCCCTTGCTTCCATCTCGTGGACTAGTTTAAATCGCGCCGTGGTCTCTGAATAGTCAAAATCTTCTATCTGAGAATGCTGCAATCTGGATACCACGCACGCATCTTTCACTAGTGTTTCCCCATCAATTCTATCTGAAGAGTAAAACCACACCTCCTCAACAAACTTATCGTCAGTTAAGATATAGTCGATTTCGTGCTTGCCGCCGCGATTAAAAGCTATCCAATCATAACACGTATAGGAAGGTTCGTCAACCGCTTCTTCAGTTAAAAAATCGAGACAACCGCGATCTCCAAAATAATGACACTTATCAAATTCTACTTCCAACAATTTAGCGTACTCGTCTGAGAATACAAAACGATCGTCCGATAATCGTATCGAAGAACAGATATTAGTTAGGGGCACTTGCCCGGACAGGGACATTAGAAAAAGAAGACGTTCCCAGAGTTCACTCTTGGCTACCCCTACGATCTTGTCGGAGCCAAAGCTTTTCAATTCCCGACGAACAGGGGTGAGTTTAACGCTCGATAAATCGATATCCGGCGAGAAGTAATCGAACCGGAAAGGTCGGTAAGGAGCGCTATAAAACAAAGGTAGCTCATTTATGAATGCATACAAAACCGCCGCCAATGAACTGCCTACTACAATCTCTTCACGCCCTATCCTCATTTAATCATCTCTACCAGGATCCCTAAGACTGCCCAAACCGGGTAGTGTACGTAGCTAATAATTCCTCTATAATGTAGATTATCGGGCAGGTATCGGTAATCCCAAATTCGAACGCGGCGTGAAAGCGCAATATTTCCCACTACAAGTTCTACAAGCCAAATGCACAACGGATAAGTCAGGTAGCGTACATAATTATTAGGCAGCGCCCATTGAACTATATCAAAACCATACGTCAACCCTAGGGCATAAATGGGGAACATTAATAAAGATGTGTGACCAACCAGATTGCGTTTATTAGAGAAGATATATTGTCGGCTAGCTGTAAACAGAACCTCCATGAGAAGCCCGAATGAGCCCCAAAATATCATCTCATTCACTGCTCGCATTTCTTACTCCTTCAAGTTGGCAGCTAAGGTAATCTTACAAATGTGCTCAAGCCTCTCGATATGCTCGAAAGCCTCCCAAGGGCTAGCGCCAATAGCGCATACTCCATGTTGGGCCTGTCCCACGATATCGTATATGACGTTCTCTCCACCGTCGGTCATGTGAACGAACGTATGCTGCGCCAATTCGGGGCTAATTGCCGGCAAAACAGGTACATTGGGGGCGACACGAGTATAGCGATAAATCTCTGGAAACTTCTTCGCCAATTCGTTCAAGTCATAGCCCCTCATCATTGCGGCAATCGTGTAGGTGGGGTGAAGATGAACCACCGAACATGTTCTACGGTGGCTGTTTTGGAGAAGCCAGTGCATTTCAAGTTCACCTGAAGCCTTTTTTGTTGCCTTAAGCTCTCCGTTCACGATGGGGATGCGCAGGATTGTCTCAGGATAGATAATGTTCTTTCTTACTCCTGTAGGGGTGATATATAACGTGCTCTTCTCCATTCGCTTTACGGAACAGTTGCCGTCTCTTGTAGTGATCCAATTGCGCCTGTACGCCTCTCGCATCACATCGCCCATTGCAGTAATCATTTCTTACTCCTCCTTGATATCAGTATGGCATTAGGGTTATGCTCAAAATCTCTACATAGTTCGATCTTGAGAGTGTTTCCCTTCTTCCACTTAAGTTTCTTTAAAAGTTCTTCGGGAATAACGATGATATTATCGCCGGCGAGACCTTGGATCTTAACCTTCATTCTACCCCCCAATCACAATCGCACGGATCGCACCCACAAGCGATACAAGCACGGACAGCATATTCAAAGTTAACAGTCGCCTCGTTCGTTCTGAATTTGGCCGCACCATTTCTAAGATGAAATCTTTCAGCCATCTCTGTTTGTGGAGAAAGTGTGACGACACGCTGGATGTTTTTTAACATAGTCTTGGCAAACCACAGCACTTCGTTGATCATCTCTCGGCCGGCGCCCTTTTCAAAGCTCCATACGGAATACGGCACGACTACAGTGCCGTCGCTATCCGTCATTGCCTCTAGTTCTTGCAAATTGCGAGGAACATCCGTGGTAATAGCAAGGCACATAAATGCCTTCCATTTACCATCAGCCCCTTTGAGTCCGAAAACCTCTCGGCCCTGTGCTGTCTTAAACTCAGCGCCAAGGGTGGGGTGAATTGGATCCGAATCTCGCCAAAGCTCGGGCTCACTGGTTACTGTTTGAACACAATATTTCATCCTTCACTCCTAATTCTGCGATAAGCGCCCACGGTCTCGGGGAATAGACCCGTGGCAATCTCCAAACAAGCCTCAGCGGCCTTCTGAATCTCCCATTGGGCGCCTTCGTGTGTGCGAAGATCGATGAACTTCAAGAGGTTAGACAGATTGACTGTGCCGTAGTATTCGGTATAGAGGTTCTGTGGTAAAACTCCACGGGATTGTTCTCGACAAACGCCTGCTTCGATAAGTTGGTTAAACAAAGCAAGGCTGTGGTTGTGGTGAGCACGCATTTTCCAAGACGCCGTAATCTTGTTAGATTCAGGATCATCAGGGATAAAATACATCTGCGGATCAATCAACTCGTCGGCATTGCTTGCCTGTCGGTTGCTCTTGTGTTGTGTTCTGAAAGCCTTTGGCTCATAGAATCGGAGATCCACATCAGTATACCGCCGGGATATCTCATTATACGACCAAGTGCGATGGCGGTGATGCTGACTACGCACAAATAGAGGAACACAAAACTTAAATGTAACACCACAATGCTCCAATGTTGATGTGTGACGATGCTGGATAAGATATTCGATAAGCTTCCTATCGCGGTCGTCGAGTTCTTCCTTCATTCTTCCAAAAGAGACCCTGGCTGCATTTACAACCGACTTGTCGCTGCCATAGCTTTCAACAAGCTGGACTCTGCCAATTCCATCACCATATAGATAAATGGCGTTATTTTCTGTTTCGTGATTCACTGTTCCTCTGGGGTGTTGCTGTAGGTTTTCCAATCAAGCCAAAATCCGGCTGCGACCGCAGCGTGCATTAGTACTGAACTTGATATTTCTATTATATCACGGTAGTCGTGGAGATGCAAGTGAATATGACCAACAATCCAAAAAGGAATCGCGAATTGCTGACTATACCATACTAAGAAAAACTTGCTAAACTCTCGCAGATTACTCATCTTCTTCGGCAACGATTTCTGCCAGAAGTTCTTTAATGTCCAAACCGGCGCAGTCTATCTTCTTTTTACTGACATGATAATGACTAACAACGCCATTAAAGTTGCCGTAAAGGGCATCCTGATGATATCTGGTGCCCGTCTTTCCAGTCTGACTGAGAGGTGTCTTGTACTCTACGCCGGCTGCGTTGTGAACGGCTTTCCAAAGCGCCTTGGCGGCCTCGATCTGCTCGGGATAGAATCCCAAAAACGGTTCTAGCTTCTCGGAGTGGACCCAGGCGTCTTCAACAAGGGGGCGTTTGCCAAATCCATTTTTCACGTACCAGTCCTGGTACTTGGGGTAATAGGCGTTTGTTATTTCTACGCCGACAGAGGCGCGGTTAGCACGGGCATGCCCGGCATGCCATGCGCCATGCTGCATGTCGAGAGTCTGATAGATCGTACCATCATTGTCAATGAGGAAGTGGACAGAAATGCCTCTTTTGTTCAAAACGCGAGCGCATGACTTAGAGCTTAAACACGCATCCCAATGGTTGACAAAAAGGCGAATATTCCTCTTCGGGCGGCCGGTATAATCGTAATAGGAGCCGGGGTCTGCTTTAAGTCCACCTTCATCGGTCCAGAGAACAACCTTTTCCCACTCAATAGGGCAAAAATCGCCATGGTAAATTATGAAATTGGAGTATTTCGGCTCTTCATCGACCGTATTAGTAACAGCCTCCTGCCTCTCGGTCCAGATACGACGAAAAGTAGTGGGACCACAAAGTCCATCAGCCATAAGGTTGCGAAACTTCTGCCATTTTTTGATTGCACGCACTAAATTCTCATCAAAATGTTTTTCCCCAAACCAAGAGGGTTCCCATCCTAACTTTGCTGCCGAGGCCTGATTGTAAAAACTCTTGTCGATCCCCATAAATTAATATAGCCCGCTCAATGACGCTCTTTAGGGCTTCCTATAGTGTGCCTAGAATGTAATTATCAAGAACTAAGGTAAATAGTTCGTTATTAACATTAATTTCCTCAACCATGGATTTATCCACCACCACCTTAGAACCGCTCGCAATAGGAAACCGAACGTCTGTGGCGGCGTCTACTACTACGGCTGTGATGTGTCGCTCTTCCTTTGTCTTATAATCATCAGGAAGCACGATCCCGGTCTCGGTCGTGTTTTCGGGGATGTCGGGTAACCTAATCCACACATATCTATTAACTGGCTTAAACATATTCTCTATCCTTTTGGTTAGTGTTGTTAGATTTTATATCTCGCAAGATTCGCCATCACAAAACTTTGTACCGGCGCCGCCTTCTTCTGTCATAAATCTCCGAATCGGAGTGATGTCTTGAATAAGCTCCTCATACTGTTCCTTCGTGATCGGCTCATACGGCGCCTGCTTGTATCCTGTATCCTTGTACCGTAAGAAAGAAACAGCCTTGAGGCGTGATTCGTACATTTCCAGCGCATTCTTAATCTGGGGAGCCTCAGCATCATTGAACGTCACTGTGACAGAGACTGAATTGTCTGCCCAGTAGTGCTGATACTGTGCTGCGATTTCTAGCTGCTCCCACATCGACACGTCTTTCTTGCTCTTAGTGAAAAACGGCTCATGAACCGGGAATTCAACACAAACTGTATTAGGTGAGTAGGCGTCTTCCTCAGTTTTATAACCAGCCTCTGACAAAGGAGCCAGAAGTTCCGAATCTTTTGAAAACCGAATTCTCCTGATATAGTACTCGGACTCTGGGAAGTGGATTCCGGGGGTAGACCCGTTAAGCAGCGAAACAGTGCCGGAAGGCTTGATCGAGGTCATTCTGACTGATTTCGGGATGCATAGCCAATTGGAGTAATATTCATCTAGCTTCTGCACATATTCATATGCTGTGTCGCTCCACTTCAGCACCTGACGGCGGCCGAACTTATTAAATGCCTGAACAACTCCCGACTGTGACAGTCCGATCCGGCGATTCTTAAGCATCTTAGCGTTAGTTTCAGGCCAGTGAGTATTGGACAATGTAATGGTTTTCCCATACAGGTACGCAATCTTCAAAGTTTTTAGATAGTCCTCATAATCATCATGCTTTGCTGGAAAGGTCTCGACTAAGCAACACAATTCGGCATCTTCAAGCTGCTGCTCAACGCAAGGATTAAACCCAGCAACATTAATATCGTCTAAACGAGTACCGTCCTTAAATCGGCCCTTGGTACGCGCATTGTTAAGCCAAATGTACCCAGGTTCTCCATTCTTCTGTGACTGCTCGGCATGCCATTCATAGTCCATTCCGACCGCGGCATTGCATGAGTTGTTAGAGCCCCAACGATGATGGTATAGCTTCTCGTCATCGTTCTTCATTTGTAGATATTCTTTATCGCCATGGCGGCCCATAGCGAGTGCCGCGGAACGACGAACATTGCCGGCAACAACACATCGACCGATAAGATTCTCAGTATCTACGATGTCTATGGATGTGATAGGCTCACCGATCTTGGAGGAGTATAGCTCTGTGAGGCTTTGATGTAGTTCCTTAAGAGGTCCATGTCCGCTAGAGGTTCCCCCAAAGCCGCGGATAAGAGCGCCGAGTGGGCGAATGGCCGAATAGTCGAACTTTGGCACCTTGCCGCCGAAAATAAACCCATCAAGCAGCATGTGGACAGAGTCGACCCAACCTTCGCGAGAATCATCAATAACAAGAACATCATTAGTGTACTGCGGTTCCCGAATGGTAATACTTCCTTCACCCTCGGTATCGAACCCGACACCGATGCCTAGCATGAGCGCATCCATCATCCATGCAAATAGATAACCACCCTTGGTACTAAGATCCTTAGTGGAACGAAACGCACAATTAAAAAGACCAGCAGCAGTACGCTCTTCAACAAACTTAGTGCCCATCATCCACAGGCCGCGGCCGGGAGGGGTCCACTTCAAGCTGAACAGCCTGTCGTAAGCATCCTTAGCTGTCGCCTGGGCCTTTGCGTCATTCCATTCCAGACCCAGCAGGAAGACGTGTTGCTTTTGCATATCGAACATTCCCTCAATAACACGCCGGCAAGTTTGCCACCATTCTTCAGTGCCGGGGGCGTCTGTTTCAAATTCGCTCAACCTGCGGGCATATGTCCGCTTAAACGTAACATAGCCAAGGGGGCCCCAAGGCACCTCAGAGACCGTGTAGGGCTCTATAAAAGTATCTGATAATCTAAAGCGCCGAATATTGTTAAGTGTTCTCATTTTTATTTCCTTTTAAGTTTGCTGTATTTGTCTTTCAAAAGCTGCTTCTGCAATCCAGGACCCAGAGGTGGCGGAGGGGCACCAGCATTTGTTGAGGTCTGCGAGCCCGGAGGAGGTGACGGCATAATCTTGATGTTCACATTAGATGTGTCCATAAAGATATTATACACCATTCCGTCGGGGCCATTTCTATTTTTTGCAATAAACATCTTGCCTTGGTTGTTCTGCTTATCTTCAATCGTTCGCGAGATGGAAAAAATGAAGTCCGCCACAAAACACTTACTGAAGGCCTCAGAAATTTGCTCCATCGTAATCACTTCCGCATTCAAGCCGGAGCGATTAGTCTGAGAGGCCGTCCAGATTGGGCACTTAAATTCAGTCGCAATAGCGCGTAGCTCTTCATAAATAGATTCCAATTCGCTTCTTTTCTCTTTTCTCACTACAACTGGCTTCAGCAAATCTCCATAGTCCACAATGATCATTCCAGGGTTTATTCCTCTCTTTTCGAGCCTTGAGAGATGCGTGCGAATGGTATTAGTTGATGCGGATTTTGTAGGGTACTCCTTGATAATCAGCGAGCCATCGATATCCTTAATCTCTTCATAAACCTCGTCTTTAAAATTAATCACGTCCGAAAGTGGATAGCCGGTAATACAACTATCGTATCGCGTGGCGATTACGGTCTCTTGAAGTTCTAAAGTATAGTGGACAACTGTTTTTCCTTCCTTTACTCCTTGGGCGCCAAGATGCACCAAAGCCATTGACTTACCAGCGCCAGTTGGGGCGATAACAACACCCAACTCGCCTTTTCCAAGTCCGCCACCGCAGAGCTTGTCGATCTCTGTCCAACCTGTCGTACACGGGAGTCGATACTTTGGGATAAAACGAGCTTCAAAATCAGCCATATAGTCATAGCCAAAGTTGTTGTCTGAGCCCAGCTTAAGTGCGTCGTTGATAACTGTGGAGATCTCGTCAAAAGAACAATTCTGAAGCAACCCAACCGACTTGAGCATCGCTTCCTTCAGGTTTTGCTTCCTGCAAAAATCGAGAGAGGTTTCCTTGATAAACTCAATATCAGTCATCTCTCGCTTATGGATGCGAAGAAAATACTCACGCACCTGCTGCTGCAACACCTCTTCTTCTTCGTCTAGTCCTGTCTTAAGGAGAGTGGCCACCGCCTCCACCGAGGGGTGTCGGTTGTAGCGATCTCGATAGTCTACGATCTGCTTAAGGAAGATTCTTAGATAGTCTAGCTCTAGAAAGTCGCGATCTAAGACCTCAGTGATCTGATCTGCGAACGGTCTATCTTCATAAATCAGTTGAACTAGCCCTTCTTGGAAGGATTTTCCGTACCTTCCGAGGCCTGCCTCCGATGCTTTCATTTATGCCCTCACTGTGTATTCTGTCTTACTCTAATTATACTCTAACCACTCTAGAAGTCAATCTAAAAGATATAAGTTTTAACTATTGACATTGGAGTTGCTGCTTACAATCCGGTTGAGATTTGTCCTCAAATCTTCGAGATTTAGTTCACCAAACCCGTCTTCTGTCATAAGACGGATGATGTCTGTTCGGTTGAAATCAAACTCAAAGTTTTCTACTGCATTCTTAACAAACTGCTTGTCTCGAATCGACATCTGTGGAGCATATAGCTGCATCATCTTGTAGTTGTGACGAATGAGGTCATGACTTTCGCTCACATTAGCGTAAAACTTAAGATTACTATCTTCTAACTTTTCCTCACAATAATCGATTACCTCGTCAATTGTGATAGTCTCCTCGCTGGCCAAAAAGCCAAGGCGCTTTGCAACTGTCGCAAAGCCAGCACCTCGGACACCAGGAAGATTGTCTGAGGCATCTCCGATAATAGCGCGAGCGAGCGCCATGTTTGTAGGGTGAACCCCTACAGATTCCAAGATCCGTGTAGTGTTCAAGATCTCGTCCTTCGTGGGGCGCCAAAGCACCGTTTCCTCATCGCACAACTGCATAAAATCCTTATCGTTAGAAACGATGATCTTCTGCCAGCCATCGTAATAAGGAAGCCGCGTAGTGTAAGAAATTACATCATCCGCCTCAATCTCTGGCAGCATAATCTGGATAATCGGCATGTTGTTGAGATATTCGATTGTACGAGACTGTTGCCAGATCTTATTAAGCATCTGCTCGTCATCTGTCAAATTCTGGTACGCACGATTAAGGCGCAGCGGCTTCCTGCCGGCCTTATAGCCCTTATCCATGATCTTGCGCTTAGCTGAGCCATTGGGCCCATCCCAGACAACCATGATCTGGTCGGGGCGGGTCATCCGTACAAGCTTCTGCAAGATCTTAATAAAGCCCTTGAGTCCGCCGATTGGCTGGCCATTAGTCGAAAGGCTTGGGTCTACGATATAAGCTCGTAGGTATGCGTTTAGTGCATCAACAATTAGTAGTCGTTTCATTGGTTCTCCACCATGTTGGGGGGTTGATTTTCCATGTAGCAAAGCTGGACTTCTCGCCATGGTAGTAAGCTCTGTAAGCTTTGACTGCGTTCTCATCTTTATATTCCTCTGGCATTGCTTGCGCAAATGGTGTTAGTTCTTGTGTGTTAAAATTCATTTCTAGGTGGTCGCAGTAATCGATTATACTTTGACTCTTGTGGCGTTTACTGTAGCGCTGAGTGTATTCGGCACATAATGCGTTGCCGTGCTCTAAAAGCCATCTCCAGTTTGCTTCGGATTCTCCAGCCCACATGGTACACGGATGCCGGGCATGAGTTTGGCGGTAAGGAGCCCAGCCGCCTTGCTTGCGCACTACACTACATAACATTTGTGCTGTTTCTAAAATCATTTTAACCACATGTTTGTCACACATCATTGTAGCTGCAATCCGCGGGTCTTCATCCAAAACAAAGATATTCATAGCTTGTAGCTCCCTGCTACTTTTTCATTAATAGTATAAACAACGCGCTTGACGCCAACATGGCGCATTGCTGATTCACACATCGGACAAGGCTTGGACATCTTAAGGTTGCCTCTCTTGCCGACGCGGGCGACGTAAACTTCAGATCCTTCCGTCTTGCGACGGTCGATCCCAAGGATCGCGCCCAATTCGGCATGGACTGTGGCATGACCACGCTGAAGGTACTGGTTTCGGAATCGATTTCCGAACGCACAGAAGTTGTTCTTATTCTCTGACACGTTGATTACAGATGCTCCGCGAACCAGGACAGCGCCATGGTGCGAGCCATCATGTGTTGACTGGTGAGCTACTCGGCGGGCTAGTTCCAAATAGCGCTTGATCCGGCCAGTGTACTTATGGTGCCTTTCTGTCTCGCTAGAGAATGTATATGTCAACACGAAGCCCTCCGCTGTTTATATCTTATAATAGCAACTGCGGAGAGCTTTGTCAAGCATTATTTTCCAGGGCGCCTGCGGTGGCCTGGGCGCGTGGTCGGCTTCGCGGGGGGACGATAACGTCCGCCAGTATAACGAATATATCGGTGGGGATGCTGGTGGAGCATGCGAGGATCAACCCAACGAAGCTCCCAATATCCCGTATATTGAAGAGTATGGGCGCTATAGTGCCCTACCCACGCTCATGCCTGAACCTGCGCGTGGGAGTGAGGTCGAGGATGGGGAGACGCCGCATAATATGGGATACATCCGCCCAATAGGAAAGCTCCAAGAGCAACTGTTAGAAATCTCATTATTCTATCTCCTTACTTATTCTTTGCCGGTGGGGTCGCGTCTTCAGATTCTTCATAGAAATCACTAGCATCGCCCTCCCGTCGATCAAACTTCTGTACAATCTCCTCATCCATAATCTGGTAGACCCTTTCTCTAAAGGCCGGATCTTTCATCTTCTGTCCCCATTTTGATGGCTGAAACTTGTCTTCAGACCCGTCTTTCATTCTCAACGTGTACCATGAGCCAGAACTGGTAAGACTTTCAGATTTCTTGATTGCATCGAAAAGGCTCATATCACATTGAATGCCGATCTCCTCTGTCCCCCATAAAATCTTAAAATGACAGTTTCTTCCCGCTGTCCCAAAGCGCGACTTTTCAAGCTTCACTTTAACTTCGGAACCAATGCGGAAACCCTTTTCATCCTCAATGAATGCAGCCTTCGCTTTTCGGCCAGTAAGCCAAATACGTAGCGAATATGCATAGTGCATGGCTCGACCACCAGGGGTAGTGTATGGGGATACCATGGCAATCTGTCGCGCCATCGGTCCCTGGGGGATGTTAGTCTTCAACTGGTTGAGAACAAGGAACGTTGCCTTCTTATCTGCAATCGGAATAACGAGCTTAGACATGCCCTTAGCAAGGATACGTGCCTTGACTGCCATTGAGGACTGCGGGTTGAAATCCCCTTCTACATCCGAGACCGACGGCGTAAAAGCCAGAGAGTCCCAAATAAAGAGCACCTGCTCATCAGCCGCACCGAGGATCTCTTCGATAGTCTCCAGAACAAACTCGACTGATGCCGCTTGCACGTACATCAGGCGCTCTAGATCGCACCCTGCTCGCTCCAGGAACGAGGGGTCGATGGCAGACTCCGAATCAAAGTAAACGACGAGCATACCCATTTTCTGGGCGTTTGCCGCGACCTGAACAGCCATGTAGGACTTACCTGTAGCCTCCAATCCTGCGATCTCTGTGACCTTGCCTACAGGGATTCCGGTAACCTTGCCCTTGGCAATGATCGAATCAAGCCAGCGCGATCCAGTCGGAATCCACTGCTTTACTTCCGTAGGGTTGTCTCCTGTAAGATCGTGGGCGACAGTAACGCCGGCCTTCTTATTAACAAGACTCATCAAGTCTTTCATTGAAACCTTTCCAGGCTTGGTCTTAGTCTTTTTTGCCATTATAGCTTCCTTCCTTGTTATAGTTCAATAGTCAATATTAATGCCGCAACGACCGTCACGGAGCCCATACGGCTGTAGAGCTACCTCTACGCCCAACTCTTCCTTCCAGTCGAAAAATGAATTTCGCAATGTACTAGCAAAAACATCATTATCAAAAACATAAGTGTTGTATTCTCCCCACTCGTCTTTGTGAGTGATCGTTTCAGTAATAATTTTAGGACCGGACGTCTCGATTAGCTTAGCAATAACAGGACGGCGAGACTCATAATTCTTACCTTCAGTTGCGCAATCAGCATATTCATCGAGAACCCTATCTGCAATATCCGTGAAAAAATCAGGGATCTTAGAATCAATCGCTTCCATAATCCATTCTGCATAGTCTCCGAAACTGGCAGTTCGGGTCTTCCATTCAAACTCATAATCGTACATTTTATGCTTCCTTGTTTCCTATCATTAGAATTTCTGTAGCCTTTTTGGCGCTATGTGTTCCATCATCATTCTTCTTTCTACGACCGGCGGTATACGTTACATCAAAGTAAACGAGCTTGTTATCGCCCTGTCGGGATTCGAAGAACCCATCTCCCACATCTCTATTGGACATCATAGCATAAGCGCCAACGTTTGTCGAGTCATTTAAGAATTTAATTACTCGATTCTGCATCTCGTCATCAAAATCAACACCATACTGTGTGAAAGAGCCACGATATGGCGGATCTAGAAAGACAAAGGCGCTGTCTGTGACTTCGGTGAAGGTGTTCTCAAAGTCTCCTGTCATTAACTGACAGTTCTGAAGGGCCATGTGCCACTCTTTGACATTATCTTTGTCATACACCTTATCCTTCTGATTTAGAAGTCCCGACGGGGTTCCAAATCGTCCGTTTGTATTCTTATTGATCTGCCAGATTCCGTTAAAACCAGTCTTCATCAGAAAGTATAAAGATGCAGCTTCTTCAGTGTTGTTCCACTTTTCGTAATCAAATGCATGCTCTTGCCTCAGAGCATAATAAAATTCTTTACGCTGGGGCTTTTCAAGCGGCAGATATTGTGCTGAAAGCTCATCCAGGCGTTCTGTAAAATTGTCGGGGTCGTCGCGGATAGTCTTATAGACATTCATGATTGATGCATTATAATCGTTCAATACGAAATGCGCACCAGGATTCTGTTCGTATGCCCAGACAAACATCGCGCCGGCACCTAGAAACGGCTCTACGTAGGCGCTAAAAGAACGAGGCATAACTGCCTTCTCTTTATATTTCTTAATGAGGCGCGTTTTGCCTCCTGCCCACATAAACAACGGCTTCAAGTGCCCTCCGGTATAAAAATGTGGCAGACTATTTGCTCCCGGTCTGCCATCGGTGGTCCACATGCCTAGTTAGATCAGGCCATCAATTCCTCAAACGCCTTATCAACATCATTCGTAGGTTGGGCGGAGTACTTGGCCGACTCAGTTGAACGGCTTTCGGCAGAACCATCGCCAGAAAGCTGCTCATCCAAGATAGCGCCGACCTGCTCTGTGGTCAGACGTTCGAATAGTGTATCGAACGAAGGGATGCGGTCTAGGAGGGCAGGGATAGACTCAGCATCAGGGAGCAGTTGGGATGTGTTTCGACGCATCTTTAGGCTCGTTTGTGGAAATGCACCCGGCTTATTGGGCTTAGTGTAAGTAAGGGCGATATCGGTGCCCTCATGGGCATCTGTGATATCTCCGTACTCAGGGTCAAGGATATAGCCGAGAAGAAGCTCATATGCCTTCTTACCGTAGCCATATACCTTTACGCCCTCATCCTCACGCCCTCGGACGACGACGGGAGAGAAGTAGCGCTGGCGGACAAAGAGCGACTTAGCAAGGTTCTTGCTATCCTCGTCATTGTTCGCCGTTCCTTCACGCCACAGGGCGGAAGCAAAGTCGCAAATCGGGCATCCATCTCCGAAATTGCGCTTGGGGCAAAGAACACCGCCACGGTGCTCGCCCACGTTATAGTGGAAGGCCATCTCCTTGAGAGGATCGCCATCGTTCGTCGGAACAATACGAATATCCGTATCGCCCTCGTCCGGCTTAAACCAGACCGATGTGCTGTCGTCTCCACGTCCTTCTCCACGAAGGGATGCGAGCTTCCGCCGCATCAGTTCCATATCAATTGCCATTTTTAGTGTCTCCTTATCGACTTATAGAATATCAAGCGTTCCTTGATATCTTATTGTGGCACACTTGACGTAGCTTGTCAAGAGTATTTTTGTATTACGTTTGTTAGGGCAACGCAAAACCCAAAATCTTCAAAATCGGTCTCATAAATTGCATATGAGATCTTGCGAAAAGCATTTCGCGGTTTGTTCTTAAGCAGGTTAACGATTTTCTTGTGCAGGCCTCCGTCTGTCTCTAGTTTTTCCTTGTTTATACACATATAATAGCATACATCTCGGTCCATGTCAAGCTCAAAAAGCCACTTTTCTTCTAAATCCTTCACATTGAGCAAACCGATAGTTCTAATACGGCAAATGTCCAATGGCTTTGCCACCATTCCGATTTCTGGCTCATTGTGTTCAAAGAAATTTAGGTAATGAACTGTAGAGAAAACAGAGTCGTTCAGCGTGTCATAGTATTTCTTGATCGGCACATTGCCAAGGTGACCTTCGATAAGCTCGTTACTCATGATTGTGAGCGACTTCAAGAGCCCGGAGCGAGCATACTGCTGTAGGATGCTAAAAACGACTTTATCCAGAAGCTTCGGAACCCCGGTCAGCAACTCTGAATCGGGCTTAATATAGAACACTTCGACTTGCTTGTCTTTTAGCTGTTCCAGGATCCCCAAAGCATAGTTTGAACTCATCGAAGAACCAACAACAAACAAATGCACGCGATCATTCACGTCAGCAAAGAACTTTCCCAAATCAGGAATATTGTCTTCGTATTCTTCTGGTGTCGAGAATACCTTCAACTTCCTCTTATACTTGGTGTTACGTTCGACCTTGCTATTCAGTTGATACACCTTATAGTTGCCGACTGCTCTAAACTTTTCTGCGATGTTAGAAGCTGCGTTTCCAATTCCGATAATCGAAATCATATCTCCATTCCGGTCAACTCAAAATAGTTCTTACCTGCCTTCATAGTGCTCAGATAGCCATCTTCAAAAGCAGCCTTTACGTCCTTAATAAGGGGGCGGTCTTCATCGCTGTAGTCAATGACCACTTCATCGTGAAGAATGTGGGAGACAAATGACTTCTTGCCTTCCAACATCTCATCAATTATGGCCGCCTTGGCCAGAACACGATCAGCAGTGGTACTTTGAATAAGATAATTCATGGCTCGCCAATCGTCAACTTCCATCTTTCTCTGATAAGGTGTAATAATATAACCGTCTTTATACCATTTGTCAAGCAATTTCTTCTTGTCGTAAAAATCGTTGTTCAAGGCATTGGAATCGGGATTATACAGCCATGCAAAGAACTCCACCTTCGCCTCATCGCGCGTTAGGCTGTTAGAGAACACATTGCGCACATTCCACTCATGGATATCATAATCCGGCTGATCAGCGCCGCAAAGTTCGATGAATGTACGGACTTCTGCTCCATTGTAATCCAAAGCCACGAAAAGGTCGTTATTTGGCTTCAGAAGCTTCCGAAACTCCTTCTTGAGGGTTAGTACCGGAAAAGTCCCAGGAAGCGTTGTGAGGCGTCCTGTGGCTGTCCCAAAGAGGTTATAGTCGATGTACGAGTAGTTCGAACACAAATCCTGTGCTTTCATTCGTTTTTGGGACGACAGAAGCAAGCTTCGGCAGTCTGTAGTGTTCAGATTCAGTCGGTTCTGGCGGATATTGTAAAGCAGCTTGTGAACCTTTACCAGATGATCGTAATTGGCGGGCTTCTCGATGGTCTCAAAAACATGCTCCGTAATCTGGTTCTTGACATCACAATAGCGAGCAAGAAAGTCATGCGGCACGAGATCAAAAATACAGTGCTCGTTCAGGTTTACCTTTGCAATTCTGAATGTCTTGGTGTAGGCACGCATTTTACGCTGAAGTTTCTCAAGCTCTTCTGATAGCTCTTCCGAGCATGCGGAGCGCAGGTCTTTACCGTGGCCGCGAATCCAGGCATATTCTACGTCTTTGTCTTTAAGGGAGCCGCCATATCTCCAGGTGCGCGTAAGTTCAGTCGGAAAGTCATCAAAATACAGCCTCCCATTCGTATAAATGCCAACGCATTCTGATTTATCATCAATAGTTTGAAAATACATTACTCACACTTAATTTAGAGGTCCGGGATGTCTTCGGAAGCCTGCAATGATTGGATGGCGGCCTGACCTGGAATAGATGCGCCGTATGTAGAGGGGGAATCCTGGCGATCCGTAGCCTGATTCGCTCCTGTATGGGACTCCAGATATGGTGGAACTTCCGGTACAACAGTGGACTGTGTGCCTCCATCAACCAGACTTTCTCCACTATTGATATATTCATTAAATGCTGTTTCAGTCTCTAGCATTTCCAACACCTCTGGCGAATCTGATTCAAAAGCCTGTAAAAGTTCTCTTCTAAAGAGATCCTCTGCTTTTGCCTCCAGGTGTCTCTTAATATACTCGAAAGATCTGCGTTTGTCAAATTCTTTATTGATGACGACCTCAAAATTCTTCACGGCGCGAGCATAATTTGAACGCGCTTTTCCGATATCAACCGTTTTTGTGATAAGCCTGTTGGCCTCGATAGACGTCAACTCTGGCTGCTCCTCGTAAAGCCTGATGCGCAGATAATATTTCATCATCTGAATTACGCCCTGCTCCCGAAGAAGAGTAGAAAGTGTATATCTTGTGGGATAAATCTTCTTGTACGTCGTGCATCCGTTGCGAATGGTCGCTTTCTTGTAGTTCCGCACTTTACAAGCATCATAGAGTGCCAGAAGATCCTGAGAAAAGGACTGTAGATTGACTATTGGTGCGCTTCTATATGCGCGAGAGAAAACAGTCTCCAAATTAGGCATCCCGTAGCGGGCGCCAATTTCAGTCGTCAATTCTGAATCTATATCTGCCACAATCCTCCAAGGTATATTAGAGTCTACCATAAAACCGTATGTATCGCAAGCGTTAATATAAAACTGCCAGTTTGGGCTCTCTAGAAACTGTCTTACCTTCTCATCGTCATTCTCGTATGACAAGTCGGCTATCTCTAAAGCAAGTCCGCTAGCTAAAACAGTGCAATCGCCACTCTTGAGAAAACCAGGAAAAGTGAATTTACTCGCCTTGGTGGTTCCTTGAATAAGGGGCATCAATTCTTTGATAAACTCGTCAAAGCTAGAGAAGCGGATCCGGTTCTTTTTGAAGAATGAAGCCAAGCTGGCAAAATACGCTCTTTTATGAGAACGATACTGAACATATGGAGAGTTGTATGCTCTGTAGACCTTTAGGGTAGATAAATAGGGATCGTTAGGCACGATATTCTTAAGCATTGAGGCTTTTTCAAATTGGAGTGCCATCTCGTTAAACCCATCCAGCACATAGTTGACGGCCTGTAGTGTTTGTCCTCGGTTTCCTGTGTATGAGAGCGTTTTTAATGTGTTCTCTCTCAAACATATCGGCACAAG